ATGCCATCAAGTTTTACATCGAGATTAAAATTAGAGAGACAAGCTTCTGGAGAAAATTCAGGAACTTGGGGTAATCTTGTAAATTATGTTTTAAATAGAGTTGACGCTTCTGTTAAAGGTTATCAAGCAGTTGATGTTGCAGGTGCTGCAAACGTTACTTTAACATCAAATAATTCTACATCTAATACAGATGATTCAGCAACAGATGACCAAGTACATAATGCAATATTAGAATTCACAGGTACACTTACAGCAAATATAAATGTATTTACTGATGCAGTAGAAACAAATTATGCTGTATTTAATAATACAACAGGAAGTTTTACTTTAACATTTGGTCCTACAGGTGGAACTGGTGTTGATATTAAACAAGGAACTAAAACTTTAGTTTATACTGATGGTACTACAATGTATGATATCACTAAAGATTTAGGTGATATTCAAGTAACAGGTTTAACAAGTAATGGAAATGTTTCATTAAAAACTTCAAGCACTTTAAAATTAGAAGATGATACTGGTGGAGAATTTGTTGGATTAAAGGCTAATGCAACTACTACAAGTTATACTTTAACTTTACCTCCAACAACTGGAACTGCAGATCAAGTAATGGCAACTGACGGATCTGGAAATTTATCTTTTACAGACGTATCAGGTGGAACAAGTTGGCAATCAAGTATTGTAACCGCTAATACAAGCGTAACTGCAGGAAATGGTTATTGGGTTAATACAACATCTGCTGCAATAACATTAACTTTACCGGGTTCAGCTTCTGTTGGAGATACTATAGAAATTTCTGATTATGCAAGAACATGGGCAACGAATAATATTACATTAGATAGAAATGGATTAAATTATCAAGGTGGAACAGAAAATGCAGTTTATGATGTTAATGGTCAATCAGTAAGAATAGTTTATTCAGGTGCAACAAAAGGTTGGATTCCAACTTCAGATGATGATGTAACTGATGAATCTAATCCAACTATTGCAGCAGATTTTTTAGTTATTGCTGGTGGCGGTGGTGGGGGTTTTGATAAAGGAGGAGGTGGTGGTGCTGGAGGTTATAGAAATTCTTATTCAACTGAATCATCTGGTGGCGGTGGAAGTTCAGAAACAAGTTTAGGATTAATTCCAGGAAATGTATATACAATTACAATAGGTGCTGGTGGAGCTGGAGGACCAAATAATACAAGCAAAGGTGGTAATGGAAATGATTCTTCTATTTCAGGATCAGGAATTACAACTATAACTTCTGCTGGTGGTGGAGGCGGTGGAACAGGTGCGGCTAGTTTTGAAATTGGTCTTAATGGTGGATCTGGTGGTGGTTCAAGTTCAAACTCAAGTCCAGCTGGTGTAGGAACAGCTAATCAAGGTTTCGATGGTGGTAATGGTGGTAATACTCCAACCTCATCTGGAGGAGGTGGTGGTGCTGGAGAAGCTGGTAATACTGATGGTCAGGCTTTCGGTGGCGATGGTTTATCTTCTTCAATAACAGGGTCTGCAGTTACAAGAGGTGGTGGCGGCGGAGGAAATATTGATGGTGGTGGAGCTGGTAGAGCAGGAGCTGGTGGAGGTGGAAATGGTGCTGGAACAAGTCCAGGTGTTCAAGGAACTGCTGGAACTGCTAACACAGGCGGTGGTGGTGGTGGAGGTACAGGAAATGCACCTCAACTTGGTTTAGCTGGTGGTAGTGGTGTAGTTATTTTAAGAATAGCAACAGCAGATTATACTGGCACAACAACAGGCTCTCCAACTGAATCAACAGATGGAACAGATACAATATTAACATTTAATTCATCAGGGAGTTACACAGCATAATGGCACATTTTTGTAAATTAGGAATAGGAAATAAAGTTATAAAAGTTGAAGTAGTATCAAATGATATTGCAACAACTGAACAAGCTGGTGTAGATTTTTTAAATACTCTTTATGGAACTAGAGATGTTTGGAAACAAACCTCTTATAATACATTAGGTGGTGTTCATTTATCAGGTGGAACACCTTTTAGAAAAAATTTTGCGGGAATTGGTTACACCTATGATCAAACAAGAGATGCATTTATTCCTCCAAAACCTAATTATCCATCTTGGTCATTAAATGAAACAACTTGTCTATGGGAAGCACCAGTTTCAAAACCAGAATTGACACAAGAACAAATTGATAATAATAATTATTACTCTTGGAATGAAACAAATCAAACTTGGGATTTAATATAATAAAAATTTAGTGGTGTGAAAGAACCTATAATACAAAACCTATTTCCAACTCCTATTTATATGACAAATATAGATAGACCATTTACTAAGCAAGAATTACAATTTGTAAATAATCAAAAAAATAAATGTAATAATAATTTGGGAAATATTAGCTCAAAAGATAATTACATTTTAAACAGGAAAGAATTTAAAAACATTAATAAGTTTATAAATCAATGTTGTAAAGATTATCTTAAAAAAATTATATCTCCTAAAAATAATATAGAACTGTATATAACTCAATCTTGGTTAAATTATACAGAAGAAAATCAATATCATCATAAACACGAACACCCTAATTCAGTTGTATCTGGTGTATTGTATTTCGATTGTGATAAAGAAAATGATAAAATTAAATTTTCAAACTCTAAAGGTTATCAACAAATAAAACCAGAAATAGATCAATATAATATTTGGAACTCTGATACTTGGTGGTTTCCTGTTGAAACAGGTCAATTAGTAATGTTTCCATCATCAACAACACATCAAGTAGATACAAAACAAGGAACTAATACTAGAATAAGTTTAGCATTTAATACTTTTTATAAAGGTATAGTAGGTTCCAATGGTCAATTAACTGAATTAATTTTATAATTTACAATAAATAAAAATACTATATAAAATAAGCTTGGGAAGAGAGATTATCCACACACCACCCTCTCTTCCCTCTATAAAAAATAGTATTAATTTCAATTTTATGTTATATAATATTTGTTATTATGCCATTAACTCAACTTAATTTTCAACCAGGTTTAGACACCGAAAACACCGAAACAGGTGCGGAAGGTAGATGGACAGATTGTGATAAGATTAGATTTAGAAAAGGATTACCACAAAAAATAGGTGGTTGGACTAAATTTAGTCAAGATTATTATATAGGAAGACCAGCAGCTATAGCTTCTTGGATAAGTTTAGATGGTACACGTTATCAATCTATAGCTGGAGATAAAAAAATTTATGTTTATCAAGGTGGTAGTAATTTAGATATTACTCCGATAAGACAATCTAATACTTTAAGTAATGTTTTTTCTACAACTGATACTAGCTCTAATGTAGTAGTTAATCATACTGGACATGGTGCTTTATTAGGTGATTTTATAACTATATCTAATGTTTCAGCAGATGTAGGAGGAATTACAACTACTGATTTAGAAAATGAATTTGAAATAGTTAATATAAATAACGCTGATGCTTATACTATTACAACACCTGGTACAGCAACTTCGACAGTAACTGATTCAGCTAATTGTGATATAAATTATCAAATAAACACCGGTCCTATTGTTCAAACTTTTGGATATGGTTGGTCAGCAGGTACATGGTCATCAAGTACATGGGGAACACCTAGAACATCATCTAATGTTGTGTTAGACGCAAGACAATGGTCATTAACTAATTGGGGAGAGGATTTAGTTTTAACTCAAAAAGATGGAGCTACTTATGAATGGGATACATCAGCAGGATTATCTGCTAATCCAGCAACTCCTATAGCAAATGCTCCTACAGCTTCTACTTTATCAATAGTTTCAACAGAGACAAGACATTTAATTTGTATGGGAACAGAGACAACGATTGGTACACCTAATACACAAGATAAATTATTTATAAGATGGTCAGATCAAGAAAATTATAATTTTTGGACTCCTAACGCTACTAACTCAGCGGGATCACAAAGAATTGCTGGAGGTAGTGAAATAAGATCAGCTAAAGCTTCAAAAGGAACAATACTTGTATGGACAGATACAACACTTCAATCAATGTCTTTTATTGGTCCACCTTTTATATTTGGCTTTCGTCAGTTAGGTAATGACTGTGGAGCTGTAGGAATTAATAGTACAATAGTAATAGATGATGTAGCTTACTGGATGTCTGATGGCCAATTTTTTAGATTTGCAGGTGCTGTTCAAGAAATACCTTGTCCAATATTAAATCATGTATTTGATGATATAAATAAAACTCAATTTCCTCAAGTTTATGCTGGACAAACTTCTGATTTTTCTGAAGTTATATGGTATTACTGTTCAGCTTCATCTAATTACATTGATAAATATGTAATCTATAATCATTTAGAAAATAGTTGGTATTTTGGTAATCTATCGAGAAGTACATGGATAGATAATGGAGTTGAATTAAACCCTATTGCAACAGAGTTTTTTCCTAACTCTACTGCTAATACTTATTCGACTATATATGGACTTTCACCTGGTCGTTCTTTAATTTATCGTCATGAAGATGGTGTTGATGCTGATGGATCAGCGATCACTGCTTATATAGAATCAGGTGATGGAGATATTGCAGATGGAGAGAATTTTACTTTTATTAATAAAGTTATACCCGACTTTAAAAATCAAACTGGTAATGCGACTATTACTTTATCAGCTAGAGATTATCCTAATAGCTCTAAAACTACAGGAGAGATCATTACAGTGTCAAATACGACAGCTTTTTATAATTCTAGAATACGAGGTAGACAGTCTTCCATTAAAATAGAAAGTGACGAATTAGGTAGTAATTGGCGATTTGGTACATTAAGAATCAATGTAAGACCAGATGGAAAAAGATAAATATAAGATTAGATTAGCTCGTATAGATGATGCTGTTAGAATACGAGAATTATTGAAAACATGGCTTGTAGAAGCTCCATTTAACTTTGGAAATACTAATAATAAAAAAGCTCTAGAAAATATAATATTTTACATTCGTAATAGTTTTGTTATAGTAGTAGAATATGAAAATAATATTGTAGGAACTATGGCTGCTACAATAGACGAAACTTGGTATAGTGATAAAAAGTTTTTAAGAACTTTATGGTTACATATACATCCTAAGTATCGAAACTTTCATATCTTT